TACCTCTGTAGACATCAAGCTTCCATGCCCGATAGGACAGACTGAATGGGCCGAGTTCGGCCATGCCCGGCTGACGTAACAACTCAATAGCGCGACCGGAAAGGTTTCCCATTGCTGCCGGTGCAGCTCCGGTCATCGCCGCTATGTTGGAATTGGCAAATCCGTCCAGCTCGTTCTTGGCATCTTCCGTAAACGCCGAAAACACCGCAATGTCGGGCTTGGTGTCATCGAACTTGAAGTCTTTCCCCGGATTGACTTCCATGTAGCCGTCGTGGCGGGCCGCTTCACGCCTTGCAATCTCAACGTCATCAACCGCGCCTTTTTGCGCAATGATGCGACGCGAGTTCGCCAACGCCAGCGTCTTTGACTTGCCCTGGTTAAGCGCGTCCTGCGGACCTTTTAGATTCCGTACAAGTCCGTACCGATCGCCATCATGGTCCACCGCACAAGAGAACATCCTAAACGACCGATCACTTCGTCCCTTGTCATCCTGGAATGGAGAAATCCCCTCGTCCAGCAACACGGTTGAAACATAGAATGCCCAACACCATTTGTTGCGATGCTTGTACCAATGTTCGACCAACCTAAGCCGCTTGGTAGTCGTCACAACCCATTTGTATTCCCGATCGGCATTCGTCGTTAGATCGCTGTCGCCTTCGACCAGTCCGCGAAGCAATTCTTCCTTGTCGGGAAACAGTTCAATCGCCGCGTCTACATCAAGCCATTTGGCGATGCCTTCATAGCGCGCGTCCTTGAAATCCAGCCGATACGATTTTGGATCATAGAAATATTCATCTCCAATGACCCAAGGTAGCGCAATGTCCGGATCGCCTTTATCTCCTTGCGTCAGAACGAGTTGAACGCCTGCAATGCCATCAATGCTCGCCTGCAACAGACACCACGGATCAATTGTCTTGAACTCGTTTGCGTCCAGCACATAGCGCACGGACTGCGTAGCAATCTCTGCGCCCTGTTCGGACTTCGGTGTGCGAGGCAATGCCTTGGGGTCAGACCGTTGCCGTTCAAGCAACCCAACAATGCCGTTGAGTTTGCGCGCAACCCGGTTCCAGGTCTGGATTGGTTGATGGCGGGCGCGAAGGATTCGGATTTGCTCCGCCGTCCACATCGCGCCGTGATAGTAATGCCGGGAGTCTTTCTGTTCCTCGATTTCATCAACCTTCGTATCAAGGTAGTCGATGTATTGCTGACGCAATGTTCGGACGGGAAGGAACTGTTCCTTATCATCATCTCCAACAACCGCTTCCCGCTTGTCCTCAACCGGATTGTTGTCTTGAATGGCAAGCAACGGCGATAGCCGCGCATTGTCGGCTCGTTCAAGTTCAAGTGGAGAGATTTCGGAAAACGCCATTTCAGGTCTGGGCCAGTTTCGACATTGCGCGCGGAGAAATCCGACCCATCTTCGCTAACCGTCCCGCGTGATGTGCGACCTGCTTCATTTCATCGGCATGCGTCATAGCCATCTTCTTGACTTCGGCCATCAGCTTCTTGTCGCCCACAATCTCGCCAGCACGCTTCATTGTTTGCATGGCGTCATGGACTTCCCAGTGGCGATCAGGATGACCGATCGGAACGGATTTCTTCTTCGCCATCAACCTGCCTCCACAAATACGAAGCTCTTGCGATACTTCTGGCCTGTCTCATCGCACGCAATGCCAGTGCAGTGAACTTTCTTGCCAACACGTCGCGTGAAGATCGACAACAGCCGAGCCTTATGTTCTTCGGCCCACGACTGAAGCTTTGGCTTTGCTTCAATCTCGTACTGCATGACGGTCTTGGTCAAGAGAACAAAACCCCGCGCGACAATTCAATCTGCCTTGCGTTTCTCCAATCCTCCAGAAACGCCGTCGCGAGAACAAGATCATAGCCCTGTCGTCGGAGACGTTCGACCGGAGTAAACCCGTATTCGTTGACAAGATCGCGCCAGCCTCGGTCAAGACGGTCGATGTCCGTCATGAGTTCTGATGCGTCATAGTCAACTGTTTTAGTCATGCCGAATTTCTTCGTCCATCCGAACGTTCGCTTGCCATCATCTTGTCGTACTGCTTATCCGAAATCTTGCCCTTGGCCTTCAAGGCTTCCGCACGCTGTTCGGCCTTCGACTTCGTTTTGTCAGGTCCAAGGATTTGATCCAGTTGTTCCTTTGCCATATCAAGCGCATCGATCGGCTTGTCCAGCGAATGACCATCAACCATTTCAGCAAGTCGTTTGCATTCCTCGATAGCTTCGTCGGCAGTGTTTCCCATCGCAACCACGGCTCCTATCTCAGGCGAGCCGGTCCATTGTGGAATGACGTAGTATTCGCCTTCGATCATCGTCATGTTGCGAAGCTTGACGTTCTCGCGAATGCTTTCCGGGAACGAAATGTGCTGCCAGTTTTGGTCAGCCCATTCCGAAATCAACAGCAACTCCGCGCCCCATTTCGACTTGAACTCGGGTTCGATAAGAATGCCTTCCGAACCGTACCAAATAATGTCCGCAAGGTTTTCGATCATGGTCTGATAGAGTTCGGACGGCGGCGATGGGCATCTGCAACATGGGTCTATCAAATACGCCCCGCCATCTTCCGTGCAGCGAACCTCAGTCGAGATGAAGCCGCGATAGCCGTAGTCCTTCAGCGTCGGCTTCAACAGGTCATTAACCTTGCGCACTGGTTTCGTAAGATCAGCATAACGTGTCGTCTTGAGAACGTATGCCTCGTCCTTGATTTCAACGCCGGTCATCGCGCCTTGAGGATACTTTCCGTCAATGACATAGCCATCATATCCGGACTCAATCGCTGGATTGATTGCCTCTTCAACAATGAACTCCATAATCTTTTTCTTGGCACCTAGATTGTGTTCTAGTTCGTCTAGGCGCGGCTCGGCCAGCTCGTAAGTCTTGGCGTGGAATGTTTCCATGTCACCGCGCGTGGCGCTGATCTTCACCCACTGGTCATCGTGTTTTTTCAAGAACTCACGGAGAGGATCAAGTCCCACGATAATTTCATAAGGTCCAATGTCGATGCCAAGTTCTTGACACTTCTCCTTTGAAAGCTTGCGATCAATCTCTAGTTCCCCGCCCATGCGAGAACCCCACACGCGCTTTCCCATATTCACAAGATGTTCTTGCAACTCGCCTTCGTACACATCCGGGAAGCACCATACGTCGATTTCATCAAAGTACGGCCAAGGCGAAGTCACCCGCTCAATGCCCTTGATGCCCTGACCAATACGCAGCGCATTCGATTTCGGGTAGCCCGAGGTCCACGGCACATAATAGAGGACGCGACCGAAATGCTTTGAGAGTGTCACAGCCAATTCGACAAATAGGCCGTTGTCCATGACGCAGATTGTACGGTCCTTGTGCGATTCCATCTTCACCGCGCCTCGCACAGTTGCGACAGACGATACTCAACCCAACGCTTTGTCCATTCAACACGTTCGTCGCTGATACAGGAAATCGGTATCACAGCGAATTCCATTTCAAACGCGCCAATGTCGCAGCGCTTGCAACGGAACGTGTACGGGTCAATGTCGTGCTTGCGATACGTCTGTTTCATTTCAGGTGCAGACTTCTAAAGAACCGTTCGTTAACACTGCATTGCAAGCCGAACTCTTTCGCGGTCACATCGACCTTGATGTGAATGAATTCCTTACACGAACAGATGAACAGATAGGCTCCGTCGTGATCGGTCCAGGTATCGAGCGCGAGAAAGCTTTCCGTAATCGGAAGCACGATCGTATGGCCGTTGCCGCCCTTGCCTTCAATCGGATAGTGCCAGATGGCAGGATCGGCAACCGAGTTCATTCCGATGGCTTCGGCCAACCGATATAGAAACGAAATCCATCGTGTAGGTGATAGCTTGCCTTTCAGAACGACGCCGAAGGCTATCATCCGTTCGCCTAGTTCGGGTTCTATCTGATGCAGAGCGAATGGCTCGGACATCTTAGTAGTTTTCACCAAGGTATTGCTTCGCCGCCTTTTCTGAAATCATTCCGCGCTTGGCCATGTTGTTTGCCTGTTTCGGCATGTCGGATTCTTGCGACTGTTCGTGTTCTTCCTCAACGCCAGCTTTCCGAACGAACAAATCGCAGAGGTCATGTCCGTCGATCGCGCCTTCCACGACATGACAGATTCCGGTTTCGCCTTCGCCGTGCTCGTAGTGCATACATGCGTAGCAAACGTCGCCGCCCTGACGGTAGCGGGTTTCTTCCTTGGTGTGCATCTGTTCGTCGGGCATCAGTTGATTAACCGCAGGTCGATAGAATTAGAGCGTGAGCGATGGTAACTGGCGTGCAATGCCGATATTTTCCAAATGAAAGGCTTATCCCTACTGCAACTCCAACAGCGACCAGCAAGAACAGGCATTCGCGAAGCATATCAATACCCGCTCAAGTGCTTCTTCGCGGCCTTCTCTGAAACCATTCCCCGTTTCATCGCACGCTTGACATGCTTGCGCTTCGTCTCATTGCCTTTGTTGATACCTGCGGGATTCTTCTTTCCAGGCTTGGCAGATACGTCCATGTTCGGAGGTCTTGGCATTTCACGCTCCGGTTTGCCGCGAAACTCAACGGACTTGTTGTTGGGGAAAACTGCGGTTTCAGCCATCAGAGAAACCAGCTTCGGATACGAATGAAGATTGAATGGTTTTCCTGTTTGGCGCGTTCCAGTGCGGCTCCGAACGTTGATGGGTATCCCGCAGCAATCCATTCCATGCGATTACGGAATTTCATGGAATTGCGTGCGGCCCACTTGGTAAGGTAAGACTCTCCAACAAAATCGCAGTATTGCCGTGCAAGGCAGATACGCGAGTTGTTATAGATGTATGGTTGCTCTCTCGGGTACATTTCAAGCCATGCGATGAAGTGCGGCATGGTCATTGGCTTGAATTTCGTTAATCCCGGATTGTGCAGCATGTGTCGTCTCTATGTTCGAGAATTTCATTACGAGTTCCGCCAACCTGTTGTCAGCGACAATTGCAAGAGCGCGACCGAACGGCGTCTTTACCCAAAGCGGATAGTTGATCTTTTCAAGATCACATTCAAAGACAACCGTAATCTTCATCTCTCACAATCCGTCGTTCGGGTCTTTGATCGCAGTGATGGTTTCCATGACAACGAAGAACAAGATCAAGGCGACAAACAACAGACCGCCAATCCAGAGCAGGACTGTTAAATTCATGAGGCTCTAATCCGTGTTGATGGCAACCAGCATTGTCACACCAAACACCGCACACGATCCAAACAGGATCGCCAGCGCAGGATCAGCAAAAGCCCATTGCAACAGTATCGACCTTGCATCCCACATGGTTCTAAGAACGAGATAGATGAACGAACCGATCGCAACGAGAGCAGAGGCAATGAGAAACCCCGCAATACTGGAATCCTTGATTGTCTTCAAATTCCCTGCCCCGCGTAAATCTTGAGCCTGATAGCAGGTCCGTTCCGAAACCGTTCGTTATACGGATAGATCACCGCTGCCTTCTTCAGTTCAACCATGCTGTCTTGCAAAGGCATCTGCGGCTGCCAGCCTCTCGCGTAATGGACTTCCGCCAGCAACAACCAGGTTGCGAACGTCAGCACCACGACCAGCAAGGAACCCCGCACAACATGATCCCAAGAGGACGGTTGCCGGGTCGTGGAATGGACTGGCAAAGAGCGAGAGAACTCCGAGTGCGGCGAGAACCGCACGCATCGCATGATCGCTAGAGCGCCATACGAGAACGCTGAACAGAACGCCAAGAGCAAGGCCACCAGCCCCGCCATCCCAAGCAAGATCAAGCCACTCGTTATGTGGATGGTCCGGACGAGAATTCGCCAGATCGAAGTAGTGAGCGTGCGTCGGGAAACTCTCCCAAAACGAACCAAGGCCGTGACCATAGACTGTCAATCCTGCAATCGTGTCGCGCCAGAGGTTGAAGTGTTCGCCTGTCGAACCATCGAATCCCCTAAGCAGGACCACGATCAACGCGCCGACAATAGCGAACACCAATGGCAATGCCAGAAGCGCCTGAACGGCCGGAACCTTGCGCCACATTACAGGCTTGATTGTCAACACCAAAATCCCGGCAACCACCGCTATCCACGCCGCTCGTGAATTGGTCAGCAACAGC